CTCTGGGTTTATGCACGACGGATTGTCGCAGGTATGACGAACAACTTTTCCCTTTGGAATTGGGCCAACAAAAAACATGTAAGAAACCCTATGAGCATAAAGGCGTTTTTCTTTTCGAGTTCCCAATGAAAAGACCCCATAGCCTGAAGGCAGGGAAGTCCCTTTCCAATTAAAGCATTTGCCTTCTGAGTTGGGAGTAAACTTTGAAATAAACCGAGACATGTTTCCCATCACTTATTCACCTTACGCCAATTGATTTTAAAAGTCCGATAGGCTTCGCGGTTTACTTCATACGTTGAGGGGCCGATAACACTGGCGGATATCGTAAAGGTTTCGCCCTTACACTTCTCTGCGTCTCCAATGATAGTAAGTATCTCTGCCTTCGCTGCATCCTTCTGAGCCTTGGCTTCTTTTTCCATGTCGCCAAAGTGTTTATAGGTTTCCGCTAACTGGCGGACGGACTCCGAAGCTGGAACAATTTTGCCAGGGTCGGCAAAGGAGTAAAGCTTTGAGATAAACTCAGCGTCGCGTGCAAAGTCGGGAGCGGGCGGACAATTCAGGCGAATAGATTCCCAGAACTTTTTTACTGCGTCTATTATCTTTGCGATGACCGCTTTGTCGGGCTCACGCTTGAGGAGTTTAACTTCGTTGCCGCCAATGAGCGCTCCAATGTATGCGACAGGCAGGCCAGTCAGGGCGAGTTGATGTTGAACTTGAAGTTCAATGTGGGCAGGCGCCTCTATGTCGTCGCCGTTAATCTCCCATCCATTTCGAAAGGCCAGGCCGTCGACGTTTTTAATTTCAAGGATTGCAACATCCTTAAGCGAGTGAAGCGCGCTGGCCTCTGGCGTGACAGGCAAGTTCTCGACCACCGCGAAATCAAAAGATGAGCCCATCCGCGTCTCTGGGTCTCGAACATACTCCTTCATTTCGCGAACCTGCCAACCATTGTCTTCGGCAATACCTGCGGCAATGGAATTCTGGAGACGAGTCCCCCACTTCATGCGAGCGTTGGCCGCAAAATTAATTATTACTTGGTCGCGCTTACGGTGAAAAGTTTCGAAGTGAGTGGCGTATGGAGAGAGCCCAAAAAGCGCACTCACTTCGGTTGAGGTAATGTCCAAAAGACGAAGCTGTTTCCAGTGGGTTTCGTCTCGTGGAATTATTCTTTCAATCATCGAGTCACCAAATAAAAATAAAGAGCGCCTGAAATATTGCCGCCGAGCCACCATAACAAGGTTGGAACGTGACGCTTCCAGCGATACCATTTATTGCCGCGCTTAAACAGTTCGTTGATGGCACCTTCAAAAGCCTTTTCGTGAAGCAAGAGTTCCGCTCCTATAAGGTCGTCGGTTAGCTTACAGTTTTTTGAAAGTGCTGGCAGGGCGCGGCGCTCATACTCTGTTAACTCTGCTAATTGTTCAGGATGATAAATGGACTTGCGCATTTTATAGCGCCCGAGTTCGAAATAAACCTCGACAGGGTCTATGCGTCTGACTTTTTTTTCTGCATCGGTAAAGATAGGATTGGGCTTTGCTTCGTTCATAGTTCTCCGTGTTATTCCGTGTTCGGTTTCAGGCCAAGCTAACGAAGGAAAAATATTTTTGCAATAGTCCATCATTTTTTTCTTGACGCGAGCGCGTTCGTCTCTCCGTGTTGAATTATTTTTCCGTGTTGAACTTGCTAAGTGTGGGTTGAGTACGTTTAATAGCGCAATGTCTAAAGGAGAGGGGCGCAGGAGAGAAGTAACTCTCGTGCTGAATAACTGTAAATGGAGCTAAGGCCATATCAGGCCGACATCATTGAACGCACTCGTGCAGAAATGAAAGCCGGTCATAAGTCTATTCTTATTCAGGCGCCAACTGGCGCGGGCAAAACTGCGCTCACCGTTTCCATGCTAAAGTCTGCTGCCGAGAAGGGAATGCCCTCGTGGTTTTTAAATCACCGCCGCGAATTAATTCGCCAGAGTTCCAAGGCGTTCGCAAAAGATTCCGTCCATCATGGAATCATTGCCGCCAACTTTCAAGCCGACCCAAGAGCGCCAATTCAAGTCGCATCTATTCAGACATTGCAAAATCGCTTGAGCAAGGTGAAGGCTCCGCAATTTATCGTTTGGGACGAGTGCCATCATATAGCTGCGGGCTCGTGGGAAAAAATCTTTGCAGCTTATCCGAACGCATATCACGTTGGACTCTCCGCAACGCCAGTGCGTCTTGATGGACGCGGGCTTGGAAAATATTTCGCGACTATGGTCAACGGCCCAAGCGTTGCCTGGCTCATTGAAAATAAATATCTCTCAAAATATAAACTCTTTGCTCCAGGCGGAATCAATACGCAAGGGCTTCACACTCGCATGGGGGAATTCGTTCATGGGGAATTGGTTAATCTTGTCAACAAACCAAGCATCACTGGAAACGCAATCAAAGAATACGAAAAAAAATGTGGCGGCAGACGCGCCCTCGGGTTCGCGGTCTCAATTGAACATTCCGAATATGTCGTGGCCCAGTTCCGAGCGCGTGGAATTTCAGCGGCTCATGTGGACGGTGATACGCCCGCCAATTTACGAGACGAAACCTTGGAGCGATTCGAAGCAGGAGAAATCCTCGTCGTGTTCAACTGTCAATTGTTCGGCGAAGGCGTCGACCTTCCAGCGGTTGAGGGTCTTATCGACCTGGCTCCGACGTTGTCTTTGTCGGCAGCAATGCAAAGGTGGGGTCGCGTGCTGCGGACATTTCCAGGAAAAGACCACGCGATAATCTTAGATCATGCGCAGAACGTGATTCGTCACGGCCTTCCTGATGAGGAACGCGAATGGCTTCTAACAACAGAAGGATATCGAAATAAAAAAGACGACGTAAATATTGGAGTTAAGGTTTGCCCGAAATGTTTTGGTGCGCAACCTGCGCGCAATTCTGAGTGCGAATATTGCGGACTTGTATTTATAACAAAAGCTCGTGAAGTTGACTTAGTCGAGGGGGACTTAGAAGAAGTCGACCCAGAACTTTTGCGAAGACGAGCACGCCAACAACAAGGCGCCGCTCAAACAGAAGACGATTTAATCGCGCTCGGAACCGAGCGCGGCTATAAACGTCCGAGATTATGGGCTCGTCATATTATGATGGCTCGAAAGAAAAGGGGTTAAGATGAGGGTTTTAATTGCGTGCGAATTTTCTGGCATTGTCAGGGAAGCTTTCAAAAAAATGGGACACGACGCTTGGTCGTGCGATATTTTACCGAGCGAAATACAGGGCCAACATATTCAAGATGACGTATTGAATGTCTTAGGGGGGGGGTGGGACATTATGGTTAGCCATCCGCCTTGCACTCACCTTGCAGTTTCAGGTGCGCGCTGGTTTAAAGAAAAACAAAGTGAACAAAAGCTGGCCTTAAGTTTTGTTGAAAAATTATTGTCCGCAAAAATTCCCATGATAGCTCTGGAAAACCCTATCTCGATTATCTCAAGTAAGATTCGAAAGCCCGATCAAATAATTCAACCGTGGATGTTCGGACATGGGGAGACTAAGGCGACTTGCCTTTGGCTTAAGCACCTTCCAAAGTTAATTCCAACAAAAATAGTTGAGGGCCGCGAGCCTAAGGTTCACAAAATGCCGCCGAGTGCAGACCGCTGGAAAAACCGTTCGCGAACTTATCAAGGAATTGCTGACGCCATGGCCTCTCAGTGGGGTTCTATATGAGTGAGAAGGCAATCGTCTCAAGATTTTTAATTGAGGCTTCGCGCAAAGGGGCGCGTATGTTTCGCAACAATACTGGCATGGGTTGGATTGGAAAGGCAGAATTTTTTAAGAAGCAACAATTCGTTAAGGTGTTATCAGGTGACGTGGTGATTCGCCACGCTCGCGCACTTCATGCGGGACTCTGCAAGGGAAGTGCTGACACTATAGGATGGACTCCAATTACAATCACCGAAGAAATGCTCGGGCGAAAGCTTGCGATATTTACTGCCGTCGAAATGAAAGACGACAAGGGAATAGTTAGCCAAGAGCAAATTGATTTTATAAAAAGTATTCAGAACGACGGCGGGCTTGCGTGCATAGCATGGTCGGTCGAAGACGGCGTCGAGTTACTTCAGGCCAACGTGTTGCGCGGAAAGTTCCTTAAATGAAATTAGATTTTCCAGGTCTCGCGTCTTATTTAAGGTCTCGCTCTAGGGAACTGATTCCGCAATGGCTTCCTGGCGGAAAAATGTCAGGCAAAGAATACGAAGTTGGCTCTCTTAACGGAGAGAAGGGCAAGTCTCTCAAGGTAAATGTCGATACTGGAATGTGGGCGGACTTCTCAACGCAAGATAAGGGTGGGGATTTAATCTCACTCTATGCGGCGGTTGAGCGCATCGACCAAAAGGAAGCGTTCAATAGACTCGCGGAGAGGTTTCATTTTACGAATGGGCATAACGGAAACAACGGCGGACAACAAACTGAAGGGCCAAGGCTCGTCGTTCCCCCGCGTGATGCTCCGCCCCCGCCGAGCCTTAGCTTGGGCGGAGTTAAACCAACAACTGTTTGGGAATACAAGAACCAAAGCTCAAAGCTTTTATTTTACGTTGCACGCTATGACAAAGAAGACGGCAAAGAGTTCCGCCCCTGGAGTTGGTCGAGTGAAAATCTTTGGGTCGCAAAAGCTTGGCCAGAAAATCGCCCCATCTATGGACTGGAATTACTGAAGCCCGACAAGCCTATATTAATTGTTGAGGGTGAGAAGGCTTGCGACGCTGCCAGAAAATTAACTTCCATTTATACCGTTGTGAGTTGGATGTCTGGCTCCAAGGCGGTGACAAAAACCGACTGGCGACCCCTTTACGGACGCAAAATTTTACTATGGCCCGATGCCGATAGGAAAAAAGTAAAGGAACGTGATTCTGTTTGGCTCGATAAAGGGCTTCAAGTTGGCGACCTTATTCCCTATGAGGGACAACCAGGCTATCAAGCAATGCAACAAATTGCAGAAATGCTTTATCCTCATTGCCCAGAAATAAAAATCATCAACGTCTCTGGAGTCGAAGAAGACGGATGGGACGCAGCAGACGCGCTCGCTCAAGGTTGGAACTTTGCGAAGTTCAGAGATTGGGCAAAGCCCTTAGTTAAAACCTTGAAGCCAGTGCCAGTCGAAATCACTCCGCTTGATCGAGTGATAAAAAGCGAAGCCGTTGTTATTCAAGAGCCCGATCAAAACATTCCAAGCGTGCAATTGATTCCTGATGACGTGCCGAGAAACATTACCTTCCAAGCTCTTTGGGACCAAGCGGGCGTGCTCACGACAAGGCAAGGAGCGCCAGTCGTCAATGTCGATTCATGCTTGAAGCTCCTGCGGCACGTTCCCGCCTTCAAGGATTTAATTTGGTGGGACGAATTCCATGCGAAAATTTTTACCAGGTGGGACGGCGGAGAGCCGAGGGAATGGAGAGAGACTGACGAAACAAACCTCGCTTCTTATTTTCAATCTGAACTCGGGCTCACAAAAGTCAACGATGAGTTGATTCGTAAGTCGGTCTTTGCTTTTGCTGAGAGAAATATTCGCAACGAGCCCCGCGATTGGATGAACACTCTCACTTGGGACAACGTCCCGCGCATTGAATCGTTTTTTGCTGAGTGCATGGGCGCTGCTGATACTGAGTTCACGCGTGCTGCTTCGAAAAACTTTTGGATTTCGATGGCCGCCAGAATTTTCAAGCCAGGTTGCAAGGTCGATACGATGATAATTCTTGAGGGCGGGCAGGGGAAGTTCAAGTCAAGCGCGCTTGAAATCATCGGCGGCAAATGGTTTGCTGAAACTAATGAAGCGCCAACCAATAAGGATTTCTTCTTGGCCATGCAGGGAAAAATGCTTCTCGAAGTTGGCGAGCTTGACGCCTTCTCAAAGGCAGATTTTAAAACAATTAAAAAAGTTCTCTCCTGTAAAACAGATAATTTTCGACCGCCGTTCGGGCGCTATACAAAAGCTTTCCCACGGCAGAGCATTTTCTGCGGCTCAACTAACGAGGATGAATACCTCGACGACCCAACTGGCGGTCGCAGATTTTGGCCTTTCCGAGTTCATAGCGTTGTTCTTGATAAAATAAAACAAGACCGTGAACAGCTATTCGCAGAAGCCGTCGCTCGTTTCAAGGCCGGTGAATCGTGGTGGGTTGTTCCCCTTGAAGCAAAAGAAGAACAAGAAAAACGAAGGCAGTCTGACGCTTGGGAAAGCATCATAAGCGATTGGCTTACTGGGCAATCGGTTCTTGCAACAGACATTCGAAGCCTTGCTCAAGGCGCGCTCAAGATTGAAGCTGCGGATTTAACTCGTCCTGTTCAGCAACGAATCACGAAAATATTAAAGATGATTGGTTGGCGAAATAAAACCATTCGCGAGCATGGTCATATTCGAAAAGCTTGGGCCAAAGAGCCGGTCTTTGACGATGAATAAGGAGGGAGCGGACGTTAGATAAAGGAAAAAACTAGGATATAAAAACCTTCACCCAACGCCCGCACCATATGAACATGAACCAATTTAGTATCTCTTAAGCAGAGATAAAAAATCTATAAACAAAAAAATGTCAGACGCGCAGAGTTATTGCTTTTTGCATTTACTTGCGGACGAGTGACAAGACTTGTCGTCTTCGCAATATCCGCCTGGAGCGTTGCAGGTTTTGCCGGTTGCTTCGTCGGTGTAAGGCCCAGGGTGAAAGGTTCCGAGTTGAGAACCGCCGCCGCCTTCATTACTGCCGCCGCCGAACATGCCACATGCTGAGAGAGAGAAAATTGTTACGATTGATAAGATTGATTTTTTCATAGCCTTAGCTTATCGGGACTTTCCCATTGTTCCAGAACGCGACTTTTTATTCCGTTACCGTTGAGCGAACGCTTCCTAATGCCAACCTTCGTCCTTCCACTCGTAAACAACTTCGAGCCCTGGCGCGCAATAGATTCCGTCGGGCGAAAGATACGGCCTGCCCATTCCGACCAAGTCCGAGAGGTCGGCCTTCATCCTGCCCTCATAATCCGCCTGATAACAAAGCTCCGAACAATAGAGCGCTTCCACTCCGAGGTTGAACCTGGCGTCGTAACGCCTGTCGGACAGGGTCATGCAGAAATTTGAGACCTTCTCTCCATACTCGGGGTCGTAATCTTTGAATCTCATAAGCGCAATGCGAGTTGTTCCGTGCGCGAAATGGTCAACGCCAACGAGGTCGAAATCATTGGCCGTCATTTCAGCAATCAATAGAGCGTTGCCGTCCCTTCCTTCTTTGAGGTTGGTGACAACCGAGCCGTGAGAGAACTTGCCGCCGATAATTAAGTTCGTGAAATTGTAACGTGCCTTTGAAATCAAGAAGTCTCCTGGCTTCATGTGGTTTCTTATATGTTCTTTGACAAAATATCCTGGCCCTGGAGCTTGAAGCAGCTTCAAGTTTGGCACTATATAACGGAGCAAAAACATATAGGGGCCAGTTTGCATGAGCCAACAAAGGAACTTCGAACGCAGGCCAATGAGAAATTTCTTCATCCTTTAAGCATACAGTCCAAGCGTCAAAAGATTAATAACGCACTGTTCGTCGGCACCTGAAACCCTATTCCCAAGCTCGATTTTCTCTTACACTGAAACCATGAAAAAACAAAACCTCAAAAAATCCGTCCTTTCGTTTCTCTTGTTGTTTGCTTCTTTGCCTGCGTTTGCAGCGACTCAATACTTTGATGTCAACGGCGCTGAAATTGGAATTAAAAATCAAGTAACCTGCGGAACAGGTATCACCTGCTCAATTGCAAGCGGCAAGCTTAAAATGATTTCTGCCACGGCAGCAACCGCAACAACTCTCGCGGTCACTGGAACCTCGACTCTCAGTGGAAACATTGTTGGCGACGGCGGCGATTCAATATCTGGTTTCTTGCAAAATATGGTTGCAGCAACCGCAACAACTATCACTGCTGCCCAATGTGGCGGAACTTTTTATAACTCTGGCGCCGTTGCGATAAACCTGCCTGAAGCTTCTGCCGTTATTGGTTGTCGCTTAACTTTCATCACTGCAAACGCTTCGAACTTCGACGTGAACCCTGATGACGCTGACCAAATTTTGATTCTTACAAATGCCGCTGGCGATTCAATTCGTAATGCGACCCTTGGAAACTCTGTCGTATTGCAAGCAATCTCTGCTTCTCAGTGGGCGCCTGTCGCAAAAGAACAAGGCACTTACACCGACATCAACTAAGAAAGAAAATTTACATGAATATTTATTTGAACGCATTTATAACTGGCTTGGGCCTTGGAACTGGACTCGCTTTAATCTCGGTTGTTTTGCATAAATTATTTAGTGTTGGCTTTTGCGGCTAACGCTGCCGACCAAGATTCGCTCGCTATTCGTTTATAAAGAGAGGGCTCGGTTTCTTTTTTCGTGAGCCAATAATCCTCGAAGCTAATCAATTTGGTTGCGCGTAAACACGCTTGTCCCGCTTCCCACGATTGAAAGTTATCCTCTATACAACCGCAGCAACCGCCCGCATGATTCTTGGGGTTCAAATACCAGTCTTCGAATTCTTTGCGGCTCATTTAATTCTTTCCTCAAGGCGTTTCTTAAATAAATTAACCGCGTCGAAAAACATTTCGAATGAATGGTTGTTCGCGTCGGGGTCGTACTTCTCTTTGGCTTGGACGAAATCGCCAATGGTGATTTTCGGCAGGTTCCGAAGCAAAGCCGCTTGACCCGCATCAAAAGCTTTTTTTACAGCAATCTTAATATTCATGTTGTGAAGCACCGCGCCCTTAAACCAAACATCGAAATCGTCTTCGTTTGTCATTTTTTCCTCGGCTTCTTGGGTCGCTTGCCGTTCTCGCGAACAGCTTTTGCCTTTGCTTCAGATTTTACCAATCCGCCCCTGCGACCAATCTCTGCAAGGTATTTCTTAAATTGCTCAGGCGTGCCGTATTCATAATTTTTGTCCGCCCACTCGTCAAGTTCTTTGAGTTCCTTGGGCGGGTTAGACTTTAGGATTATCGGCTTCATTTATTTGTCTCCTGAATTTTCTTAAGAACCTTTTTCATCAGTGCCGCGTTGTCGATTTCGTGTTGCTCCAAATACCCCTTCCTTTTCATTCTTTCGTATTGTTCATCGCAGTCATATGACTTGGGAATCTGCTTTGTCAGTCGTTTGACGACGCGAGAAGTTTCGAGTTCAGAAGACATCAACGAGCTATACAATACGGTTAACTCCTGTTTGGTGAGTTCCAGGTTATATTTTTTCATTCCTTCACCCTGTAAAATGATTGATTAATTCCAAGCTCGCGACATCCGAAGTTCGTGAACTCCTTGTTCTCTGAAATGTAACAAACTGGAACGGTCGCTTCTGTCGTCTTAACTCCAGTGCAGGTCTCCTTGATATGCCAAATAATTGCGTTGCTCTCTGCGAAGTTCGCGCCCTTCTCATATGTTCCGCTGAGCTTACATGCCGAAGGCTCGGGCCGCTCATATTGAATTGTCTTGTCGCAACCAAGCGTGAGCTTCTGATTAAAAATCGAAATCCAATGGGTGTAACATTCATTCTTAGGTTTCTTGGAGCACGATAGCGCCAGCAAAATCATGACAATAATATAGTGTTTCATAAGTCCCTCGCAAAATTATCTGATATTCCGTACTGCGGACAGGTTAGATGGAATGATGAGCTTGAATTCATGGAGTACGAGCAATTCATTTCGTTTGACGATACTCCGCACGCCGAGGTGTAATTATCAATGTCGACATGAAGGCTTCCCGCCAGTGCGTTGTAAGTTCCAGTCATCATGCAACCGCCTGACGATTGAAACTGGAACGAGCAACCAGAAATGCTAACCTGCTTTGCTGTTCCTTGATATATTCCCGACGGTAATCCGCAGGAAGCTGAAACGCCTTCCTTCTTGGAGCCGCACGAAAAGAGCAGGAAAAAAGTCAAAATTTTGATTTTCATGACGCGCCTTTAATTTTACTTCTTGGCAATTTGTCGCATAGCTCGTGCATTTTCTTGCCCAACTTATACATGTGGTCTGATTTATACAAAACGGACTTGCCGCCTTTGCCGTATTTCCAAGCTCCGTCAATGAGAACTTCGCCATACTCATGCAAAGCTTCTAAGACTAAAGCCAGTTGAGCTTTGGTCAGTTTTATTTCAATTTTCACGACTCACCTCTCCATTTTTTAAACATCATTGGTAGATATGTCAGAAGCTCAGTCACCGCGCCGTCGCTGTATTCATCGTCGGATATGTGGGCCGCATACATTTTTTCCAAGACCCGCTCCATTTCAGGAGCCGCCGCAAACAGCCTTGCCAAGCGTTCTGCTTCGCTTGCACTGACGAATACCTGAACAACTGGAACCAGGTGCCCAAGCTCGTCTTTAACAATCCAACAGTTGTCGTTGTCGCGTTCTGCCGTGAGTTTCATAATTTACTCCTTTGGATGGGCTTCTGCTGAACGATTTCGTTTGCGTGAAGAACCCGCCATTCCTCGAAAATCTTATGAAGGGCGTTGTCCTCGTGATACATGCCTGGCGACTTCTCGGTTAATCTGAGCGCGAACGAGACCGCAATGGCCGCGAAGACCGACTTGGGAATATTGCCATAGTCCTCGCCGAACAGGTCTTGGTAATTGCTTCTGTGTTTTTTACCGCGATTCATGCTGCCCTCGATTTCACGTTGAGTTGTTGATACTCAGAGACCTTCTCGAACTGCTTAACGAACTCCGCGCCCATTTCAGCTTCAAGGGACTTCTTGTCCAGGCTCGTGCGAGTCTTGGTTTCAAGGGTCATGACGATATCGCCTGCTTCCAGCAAGCCGTCAGTGATTTCGGCTTTGAAGTAATCCTTAAGCTCAGCTTCTTCTTTTTCAAGCTGGAGTCTCATTTGGATTATGGCGAACAGTCGGTCGGCCTTCTCGATTTTGTCTTTGCTTTGAGTCTTCATTTTTGCACCTCTATATAGATGATACCAAAGCCGCTTAGCTTCTGTCAAGGTGCGTCATGTGAATTGTCGGTTAAGGCTTCGCTGAACTCTGGCCTGACGACCGCTTCCACGAGGTCGTGGATTATGGAGACGATGAATTTCGCCTTTCGGCTCATGTTATCAATTCTTCTTAAGTCTCCGCCTGATTTCTTTAACAACTCAAACACTATTGATTCCAGCTTCGCCTTGTCTTCTTCGGCCATCGGCATCTTTGAAAGAATTAAATCAAAATCAAGTTCTTCGAGTTCTTCGATAAGCCTTTGTTTTACGAGAATTGCTTTTGGGTTTTTGTTCATAGTTGGAATTTACTGGCCTTTAGGTCATTGTCCAGTGTAACTTTTGTAACCATAATGTAACTTCATTCATAAGTGCGTTAATTGCTTTAATATCAATACTGTAACTTATGTAACCTATGTAACTTGTATTTATATATATTACAGAATAGAGTGTGTATTGTTGTTAACAGAAATCATATTGTTAACGATTTACGTTGTTAACGATAATTAACATTGAGTTTGGGGAGTTATGAAAGTAGTGTTTTGCAAAAGTACGGTTACAACAGTGGTTGGCACGTATAAGGGCATTTCATTTCTCAGATGCCCTTAAACATGCCGCAAATGTAACTTCAGACGCACCGCGACTACGGTTACAAATTGAATTGAGGGGACGAAATGAACAGTAAAATTGAAATCACTGAATTAAAAACAAGCGCCGCTGGCGTGTATCGTATTTTGAAAAAAGACGAAGAACACTCCCTGATGGCAAGCAAAGAGCCTAAGCATTTTAAAGTTGTTTGTTCAGAACAGGAGACAGTCGACTTCAACTTTGACCTTCTCGAAAAACCAGGAGACGGTATTTTGATTCAACTCAATGGGCCAGAACAATATGCATCACTTCGGGTTGCAGCAAGCCAATGGTGCAAAAGACGTAAGGTTAGGGTTCGACTGCAAAATTCATCCAAGAACTCACCGCACCACAATAAGTCGATTATTGTTTTTTTCGTCTCTGGAATTAAATCGGAACCAGACAAGAGCGGCCCCGAAACTGTTCGATTCCCTGAACTTGGAACCATGGAAGTTGGAGACTCTTTTGATTATCCGTTCATAAGCCCACCTTATCGTGGCTCATACATGCCTATCGGGCTAATCGCTGCTGTTCGCAGAGAGAAGAAGAACCGTGGCTTCGAATTTGAGACCACAAACGCCAGCGCTGCTATCTGCCGAGTTATGAGGATTAAATAAATGAGCCCAGAATCAATTGCAGCGTTCAAAGCTGCATACAAAGAAATCTATTGCCAAGAACTGCCCGACTTTGAAAGCGTTGCCGCCAACTGCGCGCAAGCCCTTTGGGCAAAAGCTTGCGAGTTCCAATCAACATACAAGCCTCAAGCCGTTCACCTTCAATGCAATTATGTATTTGCTGGAACTCATCGACCAAAGCCTCGTTGTGGAGCGAGAGGCAATATTCATAACCGAGACCCAAAGACGCTGACTCTCAATCTCAAAGACGTGACCTGCCGCCGCTGCCTGAAATATTATGAAGACGATGAGCGTAACGCCTAACACTTCGCGCCTTTAAAAAACTCCCAGCTTCGACCATTCTGAAGAATATGCCCAAAGTCAAAGAAGACAAGGCGGTCGTGCTCGCTCGCAAGCTTGTCACCGACCGACTGTTCAGCACTCCAAAGGAAACGATGGAAACCATTTTCGAGCATGTCGCCAACGGCGGTTCAACTCTTGACCTTGCTGAAGCGTGGGGAATTCGTTACTCCGAACTCTGCCTGTTCGTAAACCAAGACAAGGGACGAACTGAAATGCTCAAAGAAGCATACCAAGCTCGCAATGAATGGATGCGCGAGAAAATTCTGCGCGAGGTTCAACGCCTCGCAACAACTGATATCCGCGAACTTTATACTGACGACGGAATTCTGAAGCCTATTTCGGAATGGCCTGCCGATGTTGCCGCTGCCGTCTCCTCGTTTGAGACCGATGAAATATACGAGAAGGTCGGGCGCGAATCTGTTCACGTTGGCGACCGCAAAAAACTTAGACTCTCAGATAAACTGAAGGCGCTCGAACTCCTCGGCAAAGGCCAGGGAATGTTCGCTCAAAAGGTCGAAGTCACTGGCAAGCTCTCTTACGAGCAGTTCATGGCCACGACTTACATAACTAATCCGCCGCCTGCCTTGCCCTTAAAGAAAGAAGAAGACGATGAACATAACGACGAATGAGTTCATGGCCGCTGCCATGATGGATGCAATTGAAGCAGAAAAACAGAACTCTCCGTTTCCCTGGAAGCGAAACCCAAAAGAATATAAGACCGCTCGCGCTTTGGAGCCTGGCTTCGCTTGGAACCCGCTCCGTAAATGGCCAGCGAATGCTCCTTGCTTTTGCGGAACCACAACCAAAGCAAAGAAATGTTGCCTGCCAAAAGTGCGTCCAACGATTCCCAAGAAAATGTATGAGCAGGTTTCAAGCGTAGTCGATCAAGTTAGGAAGCAATTCAAATGACCAATTCAAACTGGAAAAACAGATTCACAAAAGCCGTAGTCGTTGAATCGAAGGAAGCTTACAAGGCCCTCTCGATTACCTGCTGGGTTCGGGACTTCGTTACTTGGTTCAAGCGAGTCGTTCTCAGACAATCCAAATTCACGGTTCCGAACAGGTGCATAGACTGTAAGGGGCCAAAAAACTGCAAAGCGTTTAAATGAGCTATCAACATAATCCAAGCGCTGAGAAAATGGATGCTTGGCGACAGAGCCCAAGGTTATTCGCATGGGACGAGTTCGGATTTATTCCTGACTTATGGCAAGGAGAGTTTCTTGACACGCTTCCAGAATGGGGCGCGAAACGTATTTCACTTCAAGCTTGCGCGGGCCCTGGAAAAACTGCGGTCCTGGCTATCGCTGCGCTTTGGTTCATCACTTGTTTGGGTGAGCCTGGAATGCACCCGAAGGGTTTCATCCTCTCAGTAACTCGCGACAACTTAAGGGACAACCTTTGGCCAGAAATTTCGAAATGGCAGCAAAAGGGAAAGTGGGTCAAAGAGTTTTTCACTTGGACAAAGGAGAGATTTTACTGCAACGAACATCCGCAAACCTGGTTCTTGGGTGCTCGGTCGTTTGATAAGAAGGCCAGCGCTGAGCAGCAAGGTGAAACCTTGTCAGGATTACACTCCGAGTTCGTGCTCGTTGAGATTGATGAATCGGGAACTATTCCGCTTGCCGTATTGAAAAAAGGTGAGCAGGCAATGGGGAACTGTAAGTGGGGGCGGATAATCCAAGCGGGAAACCCAAGCTCACTTGATGGAATGCTTTACGCTGCCGCGACTTCGTTGTCGAAATATTGGCAGATAATCAGGATTTCAGGCGACCCGCTCGACCCTAAGCGTTCACCACGAATTGATATCAAGTGGGCTCAAGAACAGATTGACCTCTATGGTCGCGATGACCCATGGGTCATGTCTTATATTCTTGGAAAATTCCCGCCCAGTTCCCTGAACTCTCTCATTGGACCCGACGAAGTTCGCGACGCTATGGAGAGATTCCTTCGGCCTGAAGCTTACAATAGAATTCAAAAAAGAATCGGCGTTGACGTTGCACGCTTCGGCGATGACCGAACGGTTCTGTTTCCAAGGCAAGGTCTTTGGTCTGGAATGCCAACGATTATGCGTGGTGCAGATACTCTGCAGATTGCTGCCAGGGTTGTTCGAGGCAAATTCAAGTTCGAATCTGAAGTCGAGTTCGTGGATGCGACAGGCGGTTGGGGCGGCGGCGTGATTGATAACTTGAAAGCTGCTGGGCATTCACCGATGGGAATTAATTTTTCGTCTCGTGCAACCGACCCGAGATACTTCAATAAGAGAAGCGAAATGTGGTTCATGATGGCCGAATGGGTGAAAAAAGGTGGGCGCCTTCCAAAAGTTCCAGGGCTCGTCAAGGAATTGTCCGAGCCTCAATACTTTTTTCATAAAGGAATGCTTCGATTAGAAGAAAAAGAACAAATTAAAAAACGATTGGGCTCGTCTCCTGACTTAGCGGACGCACTTGCTTTGACGTTTGCAATGGACGATTGCCCTATGAACTTGGCTCACATGATGCCAGGTGGGAACACTGGGTTGTATGCGCAGAAATATCAAAATCGAAACGTAAGGTCGGATTGGGACTATGAAAAAACTCTCAACAATGACTAAGTGTGGCTTGGCAAATGGTTAAGTCGCCGTCAAAATCTCGTCATATGGATAGTTCATTTGAGAAGCTTGTGGAAGGAATCGACGTGGCATTCCTGCTTCAAAACATTTCAAATAACCCTCAATTATTTAACGAGTTGACGGCACGACAGGACGTGCCTGGAACTCCTCATCAAGACACTCAGTCCATTTTTTTAAGATGGGCAGCGTCGTCATCAATTCACGCGGCTTTCAATGAGCTATCCTCGGTGAATTATCCTGCTTTAACACTTCTGCCTGAAGCCCAAGACTTGATCGACCGAATATTTATTGAAACGGAATCAATCGAACTGGGTCGGGCGTTAATCGTAAGCCTGAAGCCTGGCGGGTTCATCGACCCCCATGCTGACGAGGGGTCGTATGCCGATCACTTCGAGCGCTTTCACTTATGTTTGAAATCTGACGAAGGGAATTTATTCTTTTCGGAGCACGAGCCTGGCCATGGGGAATACGTCCACATGCAAGCCGGTGAACTATGGGCTTTCAATCATAAGCGAAAGCACTGGTTAGTAAATAATTCAGACTCAGAGCGCATTCACTTGATAGTGGATTGCGTCTCTCCAAAGTATCGAAAGGAACGCGCCGCTTGAAATTCCAAAAAGAAACTGTCGAAGCTATTCGTGATGAAGTGCAACCGCTCATTGAGGAACACTATCAAGAAATCTCTGCCAACTTAGATATTCCGCTCAAACCAAATTGGGAAAAATACATCGGACTTGACCACATGGGAGTGCTTCGAATTTACACCGCACGCAATGACGCGGGTGAGCTAATTGGTTACGGAGTTTATTTCGTGCAAAAAAACTTGCATTATGACGATTCACTTCAGGCGGTTCAGGATATCCTTTTCATAAGGAAAGGTTTCCGAGGAACCGGCGGGCGACTTATCAAGTGGTGCGATGAGCAGTTGAAAGCTGAAGGCGTTCAGGTCGTTTATCATCACGTTAAGATAATGCACGACTTCGGCCCTCTCCTTGAACGAATGGGTTACAAGTGCATAGAGAAAATCTATTCACGTCGTCTCGACAAAGGGGGAATTTAATCATGGCAGCAACCGCAGTTATAGCAGGGGTCGCAATCGCAAGTACGACCGTATCGGCAGTTTCGTCAAACCAAGCAAGGCAAGATGCCAAAGGCGTGGCAGGTAAACAAGAGCGCGCTCAAGCCGCCGCCGCAAAAGAACTCAAAGACAAACAATTGACAGACCAAGCAACTTCCGAAAGAGAAGCTATCCGCGCAAGAGCAAGAGCCCTTCGCGCAGGAGTTGGCGGCAGAAAATCAACAATCCTTACTTCTCCCACCGGAATTCCTGGCGGCGCTGCTGCTGATGGAAGCGGCGGCGGAGCAGGCAAGACTCTCATTGGGGCTTAAGTCATGACGGAAACAAGACGAGAGCGTTATCAAAAACAAGTCGTCATGCTGGACGGAGAACTGCAAAGTTTCCTGCCAGCGTATCGCGATTTATCCGATCACTTCTCACCCAGGCGCGCGAGGTTTTACACTTCGGACGTAAACAAAGGTGACAGAAGAAACCAAAAGATTCTGAACTGCGACCCAGTTTTGGCAGTAAAAACATTGCGCGCTGGAATGATGGGCGGACTTACTTCGAAGTCTCGCCCCTGGTTCAAATACACTATTGCCGATCAAGAGCTATCGAACTTTGGCTCCGTTAAGCGCTGGCTTCATCAAGTAACTGAAATCATCAGGGCATCGTTTGCACGTTCGAATGTTTATAACACTTTGAATATGGTTTACGGAGACCTTGGGGTTTACGGAACTGCTCCATTTTCATTTGAAGAAAATTTCGACAAAGTATTTCACTCGATGAGTTTCCCAGTTGGAAGTTACCGCATAGCTCAAGATGAGTTTGGGCGAGTGAATACGTTTAGTCGCGACTATAAAATGACGGTTCGTCAGGCGATTCATAAGTTCGGAGTCATCAACGAGGACTCTGGAAAAATTGATTTCAAAAATATCTCTGGTTTTGTGAAGGATGCCTGGGAACAGGGCAATTACGAATATTGGATTGGGGTTTCTCACATGATTCAACCCAACGATTATTACGAACCCGAGCGCGGCGCCATTGATTCCAAGTTTAAGAGATTCGCTTCCTGCTATTGGGAGACTGGAAGTTCGACTGGCGGTTCTGGGACTTACGATACTCGTTCAGACAGAGACGTGTTCTTGTCTGAACGGGGCTATCAAAGGTTTCCGATTCTTTGTCCACGTTGGGAACGCACTGGAGAAGACCCTTACGCAACCGATTCCCCTGGAATGACTTCCATCGGAGACAACAAACAACTTCAGTACGGCGAGAAACGCTCCGCTGAAGTCATCGAGAAAAAAGTAAGACCGCCAATGGTTGCACCAACTTCACTCAAGAACGCAATGGTAAATCAGTTACCTGGCGGAGTGACTTGGGTTGACTCAACTTCGGGCTCTCAGAAATTTGAGCCAGCTTTCAACGTCGTTCAAGACATAGGAGAGCTTGAAGAAAAGCAACGCAAAATTGAATCGCGCATTGATCGGTCGTTTTATGTCGATCTTTTCAGAATGTATGCGTCGATTGAAGACCGTGAGCGCACTGCTCGCGAGAACGATTACCGCAACGAGGAAAGGCTTCAAGCCTTGGGGCCGGTCATCGAACAGATTGACCTCGATCAAAATGACCCGATGCTTGACCTTGCGTTTGATTATCATATCGACCAAAGGTTATTGCCGCCGCCGCCCAAAGAACTTCAGGGCCACGAACTCAAAGTGGAATACATGTCTGCCATGCACCTTGCGCAAAAAGCGCTCGGAGTTGGAACCATTGAACGCTTCGCAAGATTCGTTGGTGAAGTTGGGGCCGTGGATACAAGTGTATACAAAAAAGTTAACACTGGAAAAATGGTCGAAATCTATGCCGACTCTCTTGGGGTTCCGCCCGATATCATGAGAACGGACGAAGAAGTCGAAGAAATTGATGCGCAAATGCAAGCGGCTCAGCAAAAAGCAGAGCGAATGCAAATGATTCAACAAGGAGCGGAGACCGCAAAGACGCTTTCCGAAACCGACGTTGAACAACCGAGCGCATTGAAGTCCATTACTCAGCAATTAAATGGGGGACAACCTGTCGCGCAAGCAAGTTAATTTATGAAGACCGAAGAACAGAATAAAATTTCAGACGAGCAGATTGATAACCTATTTGTTTCCCCAACGGAAGGCGAAATAATTGACGGCACCGAAGAAGAAGGTGACGAAAAGGACTCGCTTGTCCACAACTCAGCGGATGCAGACCAAGTAAAAAAGGCTGAGACGAAACTTGAGAACCGAGAGCGACAAGAGCGCTCCGATTTACTTTGGATTTTGTCAGACATTCGCGGACGCAGGTTCCTTTGGAAAATACTGGAGAGAACCAGACCCTATGCCTCAACATTTCACCCTGATTCAAATAGTCAATATTTTGAATTGGGACGCCGCAACGAAGGTTCGGCGTTGTTAGGTGAAATATTAAACGCCGATTCAACCGCTTTCGGCAAATTGATGACAGAATTTAAAGGAGAAGTAAATGGCAACAGAAAACGTAAACGAAGTTAAAGATACCTCGACCCATAGTCCCGATGTCGCGAAGGCATTTTACGGTGACAAGAATGAAGTCGAGAAATCTAATGAGGTTAAAGCCGCTGAAGCAGACGCAGCATCCTCTAAGGAAGTCGAATCGAAAGACGGTCAAGCGCAAGGCGATAAAACGCCAGACCCGAAAGTCGACGAGGTTCCCAAGGAAGGTGAAGTTGTCAAAGCAGCGGATGAGAACAAAGAAGGCCAAGAAAAAAAGGAAGGCGAAGTCGCAAAAGACGGAGAAAAAAAAGCTCCTGAAAAATACGACCTCAAAATTCCTGAAGGTTCTAAACTAAAGGCTACTGCCGTCGAGAGGATTGACCGCATTGCGCGAGAGCAAGGACTCACAAACGACGAAGCTCAGCAGTTATTAGTTCAAGAACATGAAGCAGTGAAGGCTTACTCTTCGGAATTGGACGCAGAGTTCACCCGAGTAAAGCAGAACTGGAAAGCGGAGCTTGAAAAAGACCCTGAACTGGGCGGTGACAATCTGAAGAAAAATTCAGAAATTGCGCGTCGCGGATTGGAAGCCAACTTTTCCAAGAAGACAATCGAATTGATTGACCAAATGGAATACGGCAACAATAAGGAATTTTTTCGAGACCTCGTTAAGCTTGGCAAGAGACTATCTGATGACAAAATTAATCCGTCAGGCGGCAACCCACCGGCACCTCGCAAGAGTTCTGGTGAAGTCTTCTACGGAAAATAAGAAGGAGAATTTAAAATGGTATTAGGCACAAACGTAAGAACACTGCTCGATATTCGCAAAACGCTCGACCCCGATGGAAAGCCTGCGCATATTATCGAAGCACTGCAACAATCAAACCCCATGCTCGACGACATGATGTTCCGTGAAGGAAACTTGGACGTTGGACATCAAACAACAATCCGTACTGGATTGCCCACGGTTTACTGGGCTCTCATCAACCAACCAATTCCTGCAAGCAAAAGTTCCAACGCGCAAGTTGTTGAAACCTGCGGCATGATGGTTGCTTGGTCGAAAATCGCAGTTGACTTGGCGGACCTTCCCCCTGGCCCTGCGGCTAACCGCTTGAGCGAAGGCGTTGCGTTCCTTGAGGCTATGTCTCAAGAGCACCAACAAACCCTCATATACGGAAACAGTTCCGTATCACCTGAAGAATTCAACGGCCTCGCGGTTCGTTATTCTTCTCTCAGCGCAGTTAACGCGCAAAACATCGTCGACGCTGGCGGAACTGGAAGTGACAACACTTCTATTTGGATTGTTGCATGGGGCGAGAAATCGGTTCACGGAATTTATCCTAAAGGCAGCAAAGCTGGAGTTGACCACAAGGACTTCGGAATCGTTGTTGAGACTTCAAGCGACGGCGAAATCGACTTGTATAAAGACAAGTGGATGTGGAAGACAGGTCTCGTTCTTAAAGACTGGCGTTATGTTGTTCGTATCTGCAACATTGACGTTTCCAATCTCGTCGGTGAATCTAGTGCCGCAGACTTAATCAAGGTTCTAACCAAAGCGGTTTACCGTGTTGGCGGAGTGCTTGGCGCTGCTGGAACTCGTCCAGTGATTTACATGAACCGAACTGTTGCGGAATTCCTCGACATTCAGGCTCAAGCAAAAGTAAATACTGGCGGCGGAATCACCTTTGATAACGTCGACGGACAAGAAAGAAACCGTTTCCGAGGATGGCCAATTAAAATTGTTGACCAACTCTTAGAAACCGAATCACGAGTTGTTTAATCAACCGTAAAATAGAAGGAGAAAGAAAATGATTTTAGATTACCACTTGAGATTTTCAAATGCGCAAGCTGTAACTGCTGACGCTCGCTCTGATAACACGATTGACCTGGGCGTTGCCCGCAAAGTGTTCGTTGGACAAGCTTTGGCAATTTTGTTGATCGTGACCGTTGCGGCGGATTTCACAACAACCGACGAAACTTACGAGTTTCAATTGCGCACTGACGACAACACTTCGTTCAGTTCACCCACCACGCTTTACACTCACGCAATCCTCGCTTCGGCGTTGACTGCTGGTTCGAAGCACGTTCTCAACCCAGGCTCTTTAGCTGCTGCTGAACGGTATTTGGAACTCTATTACAATGTTGGCGGAACTACTCCGACCATGACATTGAGCGCGTTCCTTTGCCCTCTCGAATACATTGATATGTATACTGCTTACGCAGACGCTATCAGCATTGGTTAATCGGAGAGTATGAGCATGAAAGTCAAAGCAATAGAAGTTGGGTTTTACGGCAACAAACGCCGTAAGCCCAACGAGAAGTCCCAAATTTTCACACTGAATCAGGTTTCAGAATTTTCGTCTTCTTGGATGCGAGTCGTTTCGGCGACTGCTGCTGAAAAAGAAGAATTGAAAAAAGTTCTGGAAAAACGTCAAGCTGAACTGAACGACCCTAAGCCCAAGCGCATAATTGTCGCTGAGCATTTGGTCGCGAAGTCTGGAGTTGATGTTGCCGACGAAGAACAGTTCGACGAATTGTTTGAAGAAGGTTCTGGTAAAGAAGAAGAATTGGCAGAAAAAAAAGCAGAAAAAAAAGCTAAGGCTTCCAAAAAGAAGCCCGCTCCTTCTGAGCCCAGCGAGCCCGCAAGTGCTCCTGTAAGTTCTGAAGAAGAAGAAGCTTTGTAAGTTAATTTCGGCGACCTTGAGTCTGCACCGCTTGAGGTCGTCGAATCTTTGAAAGGGGGAACTGTGAAAAAATTCATTCTAGGGTTTGCATTGTTGACCGGATTAAGTTTCGCTCAAAACGCACCCACAAAAGCAAGTAAGATTTTATCCGCTGCGACTGCGACTGGCGCGGGCGAAGTGTTTCAACCATGGGGGCCTCAAAGAAGCTATCATGCACTTGGCACGACTTCGTCTGGTTCTGGAGCGGCTTCGATTAACATACAGGTTTCAAACGATTGCACGAATTACATTACTGTCGGAACCATTGCTCTTACGCTTGGGACTACTGCAACGAGTGACGGTTTTGTTACCGACGCCAATTGGAAGTGTGTTCGCGCAAACGTCGCTTCGATTTCTGGAACAGGAGCGGCGGTCGACGTTTGGATAGGGAACTAACAAATGAGTTCCGAAAGAGATTTAGAAATTTGTAACATGGCTTTGTCGCATCTTGCGACCGGCAAAGAGATTCAAAATCTTGATACCGACGAAAGCGAAGAAGCGGCGTCTTGTCGCAGATTTTTAAAAAAAGTAATCAGAACCGCCCAAAGGGAATTCCCCTGGCCGGTCTTTGAAAGATACGCCACGCTCGCGCTTCTCGTTGAGGAGCCAAATTCAGAGTGGGCTTATTCGTATCGACTCCCTATAGATTGCGCAATTCCTTTGAAGCTGCTCAGCGGGCAAAGGGTTGACTCGGTTACGACAAGAATTCCATTCACAAAATCTCACGATTCAACCGGCCCTTTGATTTTCACCGACCTTGAGGACGCTGAATTAAAATACTGTTGTTATTCCGAAGACAATCGACTGTTCGACTCTGACTTTGAAATGGCGATTTCTCTGCTGTTGGCATTTTACATTTCTCCTCGCGTAACCGCTGGCGACGCAAACCGTCTAGGTAAAAGAGCTTACGATGCTTACAGGCTCATGGGAGAACAGGCTAAGGCACGAGCCGCAAATGAAATATCGCAAGAAGTGGAACCAGAATGCGAAATGATTGCAGCGAGGAACTAACGTGACTACTCTTTCTCAGAGAAGTTTTACCGGCGGGGAACTCTCTCCAGCAGTATCGGCCAGAGCAGACCTTGCCAAGTATCAGACTGGACTTTCAACGCTTCGCAATTTCTTCGTTATGAAGCATGGCGGGATATCGAATCGCGCAGGCACTCAGTTTGTTTGCGAGGTTTCGGACTCAACCAGAGCGGTTAGGCTAATTGATTTCGTTTTTTCTCTCGATCAAAGTTACGTTCTTGAATTCGGCCATCTATACATGAGAGTAATTCGCAATGGCGTTTTGCTTTCCACGATTTCAAGTTTCATCGTGTCGAATATCGACATCGCTGCCCAGGCGACAGTCACCCACCCAACGCACGGCTATACGACCGGCGACGAGGTGAGATACTACGGACTTCGCGGCGGCATGACCTCGATGAACGGCAGGATATTCACGATTGAAGTTGTGGACGCCAACTCTTACAAATTAAAACTTCGAGGCGTTTACTTCAGCACTATTGGCATGACATTTACTGGCGGCGCGCCTTACGCGAGCGCTTATAAGATTTATAAAATTGCTTCTCAATACGAAGAAGACGACCTCGCGACATTGAATTATGCGCAGTCTGCTGACGTAATGACCTTGACTCATCCAAATTATCCGATCACAGAACTCTCAAGGACAGGTCATACGTCTTGGAGTTTTTCAGAAGTAACCACGGAACCTGTAACCGCCCCACCGAGCACGATAGCAATTACCGTGGCCGGTTCTGGCGGAACGTCTCAGACTTTAAAATACAAAGTAACCTCGATTGACCCCGATACTCGTGAAGAATCTTACGCAGGATACAGCGGTCTTCAAACCACAACGGCCATGACGAACGCGGCGCCTGGTTTATTCACGACGGCGGTTCACGGTTGGAATGACGATGACGAGCTTTATTTTTACAGTACGCACCCGAGCTTCACTCAATACAACGGCTATTATCAAATTGACGTTCAAAGCACGACGACGTTTTTCCTGAAAAATCAGGACGGAATTGGCAATGTCGACACAACTTTATGGGCCGCATTCCCTGGCTCTGGGTTTATAAGTTTTCAAAGAACTCACCAACAGGTCGTTGGCGCTCCTTCCATTGCAACGCCAACAACTCTTACATGGTCGGCTCCTTTGGGAATCACTGAATTTAATATTTATAAAGCGCTCAATGGTGTTTATGGTTGGATTGGAACTTCTCAAAGCGCGACGTTTAACGATACTGGAATTACTCCAGACATCACGGACACGGTTCCAATCCGAAGAAATCCATTCGCGGACGCTGGAGACTATCCCGCCACGGTGAATTTTTATCAGCAAAGAAGAATGTTTGCGGCTTCAGATAACAGTCCCCAAACTGTTTGGGGTTCCCGCACTGGTAATTTTAAAAACTTTACAGTGAGTTCTCCTATTCAAGACGACGACTCGGTTCAATTCGACCTGCTCGGCAAGAGAGTAAATCGAATTAAACATATGCTCGACCTAGGGCAGCTTCTCATTTTAACGAGTGACGGTGAGTTCGCTGTCAATGGAAACGAGTCTGGAGTCCTTGGCCCATCGGATATCAACGCAAAACAATACACTTACAACGGTTGCGGTGACTTGGCGCCTATCGTAATTGATAGCTCAGCAATTTACCTGCAAGCGCGTGGCACGATTATCCGTGACCTTGGATACGATTACGAGTCCAACGGTTATCGCGGAAATGACTTGACAATTTTTTCTGCGCATCTTTTTGAGAAATATCAAATTGTCGATTGGGCTTATCAGAAGACCCCTCACTCAATTGTGTGGGCGGCTCGCGATGACGGAACACTTCTTGGTCTCACCTATATTCGTGAGCAAGAACTTCTCGCATGGCACCGTCACGACATCCAAGGTTCGTCTGTTGAAAATACCTGCGTAATCCCAGAAGACGCAAACGACATGCTTTATATGGCGGCAAACCTTACGGTTGACGGAGAGCAGCGTCGATACATCCTTCGAATGTCGACGAGAAACTTTGAAGACGTTGCAGTTGATTGCACGATTCTTGACGCTTTTCTTACTTACGACGGTCGCAACGGAAACCTTGGTTTCGTTGGTGCAACAACCATGACCCTCTCTGGCGGGACAACTTGGAGCGCAGACGAACTTCTAACTCTCACCGCAGCAGACGCGATGTTTAATACCGTTGCGGATGATATCGGAAACGAGATTCACTTGAAGGTTGGCGACGACGTTCTTCGCTGCGTGATTGTTGACGACGCTTCTAACACCTCGCTCCATGTGAAAGTGCGCGCTCATAAGACCGTGCCCGCTGCATTTAGAGGTGTTGCGGTTTCAGATTGGAACAGGGCCGTCGATAGAGTCGAGGGACTTTGGCATCTTGAAGGAAAAGAGGTTTCCATTTTTGCCGACGGATTTGTTGTGGCAAACCCGAACAATAAATCTTACGTGGTTCTCACAGTTACCGACGGGGCCATCGACCTGCCTCAATGTTATGGGGTCATCCACGTCGGGCTCCCTATGACTTCGGATTTTCAAACTCTCGACGTTGAATTCGCAAATGCTGAAACAATGGTAAGTAAGAAAATAAATATCGGCAAGGTTAATTTAAAGGTTCTGGACTCTCGCGGAATATTCGTTGGGCCAACAAAGCCGACGGATGCCGAGGAGCTTTCAAGCGCGACATTCCTTAAGGGGTTGGTCGAAGAAAAAATCAGGCAGTATGAAGGATACGATTCCCCTGTTGCACTTAAGACAGGAGAGTTTAATATAACGATACCAGGCCAATGGAAGTCGAACGGCAGAGTCTTCGGTCGAAACACAGACCCGATTCCCTGCACGATTCTGTCCATTCATCCTGAAGGAAACATTCCAATTAAGGGAGTTGGTTAGTTATGGGCGCTACAGCAGCATTGTCAGGGGCTTCCCTTGCGAACGGTTATATTCAGGGCCAAGCAATTGAGGCTCAAGGGGATTATGCGAAAAAAGTTTCTGATGGCAACGCAAAGTTAATCGAACTTCGAGCCGAGGATGAAATCATCCGTGGCGAAGCTGATGCGGTTGCTTACAAGAAAAAAGTTCGTAAGCTTCGCGGTTCTCAAAGAGCAGCATATGGAGCTTCGGGCGTCGATGTAAACACTGGCAGCGCAATGCTTGTTCAACAAGAGACTGAAGAACAGGGCGCGCTCGATGCACTCACTATAAAAAACAACGCTTGGAAACGAGCTTGGGGCCTGAAGCAAGAAGCTTCCAATGAAAGATTTTCTGGAGAACTTGGAGTTATTGCAGCAAGAAGCCAAGCAAATAACACTTATGCGACCGCTGGACTGGACGCATTTCGGTATGCTTCTTCTGAATTTAGAAGTTCACAAAAGACTAAAGCTGATAAGAAAAAGGAGCCCTAATCATGGCGAGAGTCCCAACGTATGAAGGCGATGCGGTTCGACAAGAAGCGTTACCTGTCGTTCAAAGACAAAAGCAATTGCCGCTGGAGACTTTCGGCGGTGGGCAAAGTCAAGAAAAACTAAGTAATGCTGTTCTTGGTTTTGTTGAAAAAGCAAAACAAGACGCCGATCAAGTCGCAGTGCTGGACGCTGACAGACAAATTTCTGAATACGAAACCAAAAGACTTTACGACCCGAAGACTGGCGCTTTGAATAAAAAGGGCAAGGATGCCTTCGGTGTTTCCGAGAGCACGATGACGGCACTAGAAAAAGATGCCAGCGAAATTGAGGGAACCCTCTCGAATAACTCTCAGAAAATGGCGTTTAGGCAACGGTTTGCCTCAAGGGCAACCGAAGTTAATAGAACTCTTGAGCGTCACGTTGGCGCTGAAATGGCCGAATACGACCAAGTTCAAACGAAAGCCTTCAAGGAAAATCGTTTGAATTATGCGTTGACTAATTTTCAAGACATGGACTTGGTCGAGAAATCCATTCAGGAAAGTCAAGGGGCGACTCTTGATTGGGCCAAAAGAAACGGCGTATCCAAGGACGCTCAAGACATGGTGCTTCTGCAAGACTCAAGTGAAATAAGCTTGGGCGTTATCAATCAAATGCTCGACAACAACATGTATTCCGACGCTCGTGATTTCTTCAAAGAAAACAAGGAGCATTTTACCGCTAAGGATATCGCGAAGGCCAACGACCTTTTGAAGGTTGGAACCCTGAAGGGCGAGTCCATGGCGAAGGCTAATGAGATTTTCGGCAAGGCAAAATCTCTCACAGAAGCTCGAAGTATGTTGAAAGACATCAAAGACAACCCAGAGCTTTATGACGCGACTGAAGACAGAATTACGAATCTTTATGCCAAGCAAAAGCAAGCAAAAGAATTCGACGAAGGAAACCGTTACGACAGGGCGTTCGACATTGCTGAAAAAGCAAAGAGCGTCGACGCTATTCCCACGGCCCTTTGGGCATCGCTTAGCGGCGAAGACCATATCAAAATCCGCAAAGCCATGAATGACCCCGACTCTGTTGCTGCGAACAGTGACGCTTATTTAAACGCGAAAATGATGGCAGCGACGCCAGAGCTTCGAAAAGAATTTTTGGAAACTTCTCCTGCGAAATTGCGCGGTCAAGTTACCCCTTCGGAACTCAAAGACATTATGTCCGATTGGACTGGGCTTAAAAACAAAGACCCTGCAACGGCGGCAAAGCTCGACGGTTATTACACCAAAGACCAAATTGAAAAATCCATGCTGCTGGAAGCTGGAATTGACGTTGAAAAAATTAAGCCTGGCTCGAAAGACGCCAAGCTCCTCGATCAATACAAGTCTTACGCAAGCCGTCAGGTTGCAGCGCGCCAAAGAGAACTTGGGCGAGAGCTTAATAACGAAGAATTGCGTGGTGAAATCAACATGGCCCTTCAAGAAGGAATGACCTCGAAGGGTTGGTTTGGAAACAATAAGCCCAAAAGAGTGTTTCAACTCGTGGGCGACGAAGAACAATTTGTAATTCCCATTGATGAAATACCCGCTCCAGATAAACTTAAAATCGTGAATTATCTCAAGTCCCGAAAGCAACCTGTTACCGACGAAGCTATCGCAGATAAATACAGTAAATACTTAAGGGGTTTGAATGGAAAATGACCTCGATTCATTTCTGGCGGCAGAATCAACCGTTGACGACCAACTCTCGGTGCAAGCTCCAAAGCCTGCTGAACAAAGAGTATTCGATCAAATAGCCGACCAAGAACGTGGGGAAAGCAAAGCTTCTTTGCAGCAATCCATGTTCGTTGCGAAAGATAAGAGTCCCGACAAGCAAGCAAAGGTTTTGGATATCTCAAAAAAATTGAGCCTGCCGCCTTCGTTTGTTGATCGGAACTTCGACTCACTTTCAAAAAAAGTTGATACGCAAATTGATTACGACGGAATGGTCGACAAGAACCCGCGCCTTACTCAATGGTTATCGAACTCCGATAACGCTGCTTTGGCAAAAGACGACCTTGCTCCTTTGCAAGACATTGAAGACACGACCCACGAATACACTGGACTCAGTAAAGCTTATCACGCGCTCAATGGCGGAATGGCTTCGCTTTTTTCCAGCATAGCAAAAGCTCCAAGATTCGTTTACGATGTTGGTCAAACAGTTACGAATAACACTCTTGACGAAATGCAGAATAATTTTACTGGCACTTTGTCGGACATTGGAAAAAACATTCCTCGCCTTCCTGACGCACCTGAGGATAACTATGGGAAAGATGTTGCAAAGTTTTTTGACGACATCGCGGACTATGAGAGAAGTAAAATTCCAGACTTAGGGGTTGATATTTTCCGCGAGATAAAAGCGGGGAACAAGGCGAAGGCAGCGAATGCTTTATTTATTCAGGCGGTGAATTCCGCCCCAAGCAGCATGGCGGCACTTGTCGCATTCGCGACTGGCTTCGGTGAAGCTGGGCTCATTGGAATCGGAATCACTTCTGGCGCTCAGAAATACGACCAAAACCTTGAGAAGCAAAAGCAAATTGCTGCCGATCAAAAAGCAGCGGCAGATAGTGGGGCTCCTGCTATCAGCATGGAAGGCGGCAGTGCTCCGCGCCCAGGCGAGCCAGGCTTCTTGGAACTCATGAGCCCAGACGCCCCAACTCAAAAGCAAGAACAATTCACAAAAAATCAAGCTCTCTTGGACGCTTCCATTTATGGAACGATTGAGGCGGGTGTGGAATCAATTAGTTTCGGAGTTTTTAAGCACTGGGAAAAAGCGTTGCTGAAACAGTTCGGCAAGAACGTCACCAAAGAAGTCATGCTCGCGTTTGGAAAAACCATGGCGGCTTCGACCTTGTCTGAAGGCGGAGAAGAAATGCTCACGCAAGTCGGCCAAGCTTACACTGATTACTTAACTGGCGTTGATAAGAACGCGCTCAAAGACTTAGCTGGCCAAACCGTAAACGCTGGACTTGTTGGCGGCGCTTCGGGCGGACTGTTCTCTGGCCCTGCGACAATCACAACTGCGATTGCTAAACACCAACAAGCAACGCAAACAAATATCGCTCGCCAGTATTACGATAAGATGGCCGAGAAGGTTAAGGTTCCAAAACTTAAAAAGCGTTCTTCTGATTCACAGACTGAACTCGTTCAAGAAATTACAAAAGATGGCCCTGAAACTGTATTCGTTCCAGTCGCAGCTTATGAGAAGTATTTACAAAGCAAAGATTTAAGCCCCGCTGAATTCAGCGAGACCCTTGGAGTTCGGGAAAAATACGACGAAGCCGTTGAAACTGGCGGAGACGTTGCAGTTCCGTATTCTGTTTGGCTCGACAAGCTTGTCGACACTGAACACTATGCTGGACTCAAAGACGACGTGAAGTTCGATTCTGAAATGCTCACGTTCAATCAACAAAAAGACGAAGCCGATGCCTTGACCAAGGCCGACGAACAAGTTCAGGCCGACGCGAAGACCGAGCAACAACACGTTGAGACTGTAAAAAAACTCGACGAAACCGCACCAATAAGACAAAGCATTGAGGAGCAATTAATCAAAACAGGCAGAGCTTCCCCTCAAGAAGCTAAGGATAATGCGGCGGCAGTCGAAGCGGTATTCAAGACTTTGGCAGAACGAGAAGGCTTAAACCCTGTCGAACTTTTCAACAAGTACGGAGTTCGAATCGAAGCTGCCGACACTCCTGCTGCGGCAGGGGCTTTAAATCAGTCGCCAGTTGAGAAGGCCACAACGCAATCTTTACTTGAGCTTGAGGGGCGTTATGGTGTAAACTTTAAGAATGAAGTCCAAGATGCAAGCGAAGGAGAAGTCCGCCAACTCCTCGCCACAAAATCAGTCGAGCAAGCAAGAGAACTCGCAGCTAATCAGCGACGAGGAAGACTCGAATCAGGACAAAGTAGCAATGCAGCGGCGATGGCACCAAGCGAACCGCTCCGAAACGCCCCAACAAACTCCGCCCGACCAAACCAATCCGTCCGACAATTAGCAGAAAATTACGTTCGAAACTCTGGCTTGAAGGTTGCTCGTCAATCTGAATATGCTCGCGTTGACCCTGTTCGTTCCAAGAAAATCGCTGATGCCTTTGAGGCAATGAAGCACGAGCCAAGCAACCCTGAAGTCAAAGCGGCTTACGCTGCTCTTATCCAAGAAACTATTTCTCAATTTCAAATTGTAAAACAAATGGGTTTGAAAATTGAAGCTATTCCTGCGGGCGCGCCCAACCCTTACGCCTCGTCGCAAGCTTTATTTGATGACGTGGCAAGTGGGCATATGTGGTTTTTCTCAACCGATCAAGGCTTTGGAACCGAGAACAATGTGGAAAATAATCCGCTGCTGGCTCCGACCAATGAAGTTGATTCAAACGGAAAGCCGCTTCTTGCAAATGACGTGTTCAGAATCGTTCACGATATTTTTGGCCATGTGAAAGAAGGAAACTCTTTCGGCCAAAACGGAGAAGAAAATGCGTGGCAGTCACACGTTCGCATGTATTCCGCGCTCGCTGCCAAAGCGATGACGACCGAAACCCGAGGACAAAATTCTTGGGTGAACTTCGGCCCTCATGCGGAAACAAATAAAACCGACCCCGCGAACACTGTATTTGCAGACCAAAAAGTTGGGCTCCTTCCTGACTGGGCTCAAAGTGAGGGCCTCGTTGCGGATGAGGAATCGTTCAATCAAAAAAAAGGCGACAACTCTCTTGTCCGTCTCGAAGCGGCAGGATGGAACTTTAGCGTTTCCTACGACCCAGTGTTTGACGAAGACGGCGAAATCGTCGGAGAAGTTAAAGATAAAATAACTGTCTTTGCTGAAAAACAAGGCGGCTCAGGTGTCGGAGAAGGTCACTTTCGTTTAGATGGAAACCAATGGGTCGCCGACGATTCTGACGGCGAAAATGGAATTAAGGTTACTGATGCATTACAGGGAATGGGCATTGCGACTGCTATTTATCAAGCCGTAGAACGTGATACGAAAAAGGTTATTCGTCCATCGAGTTGGCAAACCGAAGACGGCAAGGGGTTTTGGAATCAACAAAACCGGCCCTTTGGAAACGAAGTCCCTTATGGATATGAGAAAAAAGGGAAACGACTTTACAAAATAAAAGAGCCACAAACTTTTTATCAAGACAAAAATAATCCTCTCGCTCAAATTGCAATGCGCGAAGGCGAGACAATCATTCGTCTGTTCCAAGGAAAAGACAAGTCGTCATTCCTGCACGAGACTGGGCACCTTTACATGCGGGTTTTAAATGACCTCGTGAGCAGGCCCGAAGCAAGTGCGGAGTTGAAACAAGACTTTCAAGAGATTCTTAAATATCTCGAAGTGAAAGATATTGGGGAAGTTAAAGAGTTCCAGCAAGAGAAATTTGCTGAGACCCTGGAAGCATACGTCATGCGTGGCGTGGCTCCAAGCACCGCTCTCAAGCGCGTCTTCGACAGGTTTAAGAACTGGCTTACTTCGATTTACGGTTCTATCAAGAACACTTACTTTCAGCGTTACGGCGTGCAGATAACTCCTGAAATCAAAGACGTTCTCGATAGAATGTTCGCGACCAAAGAAGAAATTAAAAAAGCCCAAGACACAATGAACTATTCAGTGTTGCCCGCTGCTGCCTTGGGGATGAACCCCGAGCAGCAAGTTCGATACATGAATGCGGTTGATGAAGCTCGCAGAAATTCCGACGAAGTTTTACTTGCTAAGCTGATGAGAGATTCGGACGTTAAACGCCAACCCGAATACAAGGCAAAGCGCAAAGAAGTCGAAACTAATATCACTGCGGATGTAAACAATTCGCCAGGGTTCAAGGCAATTGACCTCATAAAAAACACAACCCTCGAAAAAGATGGACTCGAATTAAAAATAAACCGCGAGGAAGTTAAAAAACTTTACGCTGACTCTTATAAGGCTATGCCCAGCGGGACAACCCAGGTTGACGGAATGCCGGTTGAAATGGTTGCCGAACAGTTGGGCTTCAAGAATGGCAAGGAATTAATCGAAGCGATTTCGAAAGCTGGAAACAGAAGCGAAATCATTGAAGCAAGGGTCGAAGCTGAAATGTCCGACCTGTTCCCTGACTTACTTGAAAGCGGAGAACTCGCCCAAGCTGCACTCGATGCAATCCATAACGACGAATGGACGAAGGTTATGGAAATGGAATGGCAGCACGTTGTTGAAAATAACCCTGCCGTTCTGAAAGATTTAATTCGTCGTGGGACAAGAATAAATTTCACCGACCCTGCTCGTCGTAAGCAAGCAAAGCTCATGATGCAGCAAAAGCGTGTCGTGGATATTCGTCCGATTGATTATCAGCGCGCAGGCGCGAAGGCCGCTCGTGAAGCAGGGGTTCTCCTTTCTCAAGGAGACTTTGCAGGCTTCATTGAAGCTAAACGCCAGCAGCTTCTTAATCACGAACTTTATAAGGCAGCGCTGGAAGTTAAGGCGCTCACCAAAAAAGGCAACGATTTATTTAAACAAATTTACCGCACCAAAACTCAAGACGCCGCGAAGACTCGCGACATTGATTATCTTATGGTTCAAAAAGCAATCCTTGCTCAATTCGGAATTGGGCCAGAGCAACCCTTGCAAGCTGACGAGTATTTGGAAAAGATTCAAAACTATGACCCGATCACTCACGCAATGCTTAAGCCGATCATGGATAGCGCACTTCAAGGCGCGGCAGGTTGGCAGACGTTGAGTGTCGCAAGATATTCGCAGCTTGTTGATGACATGCGCGCAATGAGAGATATCGGCAGGGACGCAAGACAGTTTCAACTCGCTCAAGAGAAAATTGAGTTCGATAAGGTCAAAGAAGAAACCATGTTGCAAAACGATGAGCATGGAAAAAATCCGCAGAAGTACGACCACGAAAAAACTCGTTGGGACGAATTCAAAATTAAAGTTCTCGGATGGAAAAACTCCATGTTAAGAACTGAAGCTTGGGTTCGAACAATGGACTTAGGCGCTCGCGGCCCCTGGAATAAGTATTTCTGGGAACCTATCAATGATGCGTTCACAAATTACATTCTGGACAAAAACAACTACTATCAAAAGTTTGTTGGCCTTACTAAAGAGTGGGCGAAGTCTCTCAGTGATAACGACTGGAAACCTATCGAAGCTTCTGAGCTTGGCCGAAAAGCTGACGGCTCAGTAACTCAGTTTAAAAATAAACTCGATTTAATCGCTGCGATAAAACACACTGGAAACCTGTCGAACTTGATGAAACTCCTTGGGGGTTTTGGTTGGGGAACTATTGACGAGAACGGCGAGGTCGACCCCACGAACTGGAATAAGTTCATGAACCGAATGTATAAAGAAGGCCGCATCACGCAGGCCGACATGGAATACATCCAAAATACCTGGAACATTTATGAGGAATTAAAACCTCGCGCTCAAGCTGCCCACAAAAAAGACACTGGTTATTATTTCAACGAGATTAAAGCTCAAGAAATAGTAACCCCATTTGGTCGCTATAAGGGCGGATATGTTCCGCTCGTTTACGACCGCTCGGCAAACCCAAGCGTCGCAAGGAATGCTCTTAAGAGTGAAATTCTTGAAAGCAACCCTGGCTATGAAATGCCGAACGTGTCCAAGGGAATGACCAAGGAGCGCGTGAAATTTTTCTCGCCCCTGTCTCTGGACTTGCAACAAACGAACCGCGACTTAGATAATGTTCTGAAGTTCATCAACATGCGGGCTCCAGTGAAGCAGGCGGCTCGCTTGCTTTACAATAAAGAGTTCTCCGCTTCGATTCATGCGGTTGACCCAACGGTCATTGAGAACTTGCTTGAGCCGTTCTTGCAAAGAGCTTCGACAAACAGAGTTGTTTTTACTGACGGCAAGACAAAAAAATGGCTCAACGATTTTGCAGGGTTCCTCAAGGCAAGTGCCACGGCAAACACAATGATATGGAACTTTGGCAACGCACTGCAAAACTATGCTTCGTTGTTTCCTGCTCAAGTAAATATCGACCAAGGAAGTTTGTGGAATTCGCTGAAACATACGCGCGCGGCCACGGTTTCTTATTTGACGGCGCCAAATGATACCGCAAATTTTATTGCTGAAAAATCTAAGTTCATGAGAACCGAGATTGAAGAAGGCGCTGCTGAAGCGCAACGTGACCTTAAGGGAATTGCCCTTAATCCAAGCCGTATAACGAAAGCAGCAGACTTCCTTGAGGCGAACTCGTTTGCTCTCATGAAGATGACCCAGAGGCAAACGTCGAACATTGTGTGGCTTGCTGCTTACAACTCCGCACTGTCACGCGGGCTTGAAATAGACGGAGCAGTTCGCCATGCGGACGCGACAGTTCGCACGACTCAAGGCGACCAACGCTCAATCGGAGTTTCCGAAATTGAAACTGGCTCTCCTTGGTATCGAAATTTTTCCATGTATACAGGATTTTTTAACGTCATCGGGAATATGATAAATACCGAAGCAAATGTGGCTCTCAAAACTTTGACGCCCAAGCAGGCGACCGCAAGGCTCGGGACAATTTACACCATGGGCTTCATGATGCTGGCCGTTGGCGGAGACCTTATTATCAAGGGAATGCGCGGCAAGCTCGACGAAGACGACGACGAAGAATACTTAGATGATTTTATTTATACGTTTTTTGACTCTCAGTTTAGGTTCGGAACGGCAATGATTCCCCTCGTGGGGCCGACAATAAACTATAGCCGCAAGTATTTTGACAAAAATATCAATCAGGTTTTTGGGGTTGAGGACAGGCCGACTTACACGGACGACAAGCTCTCGCTCTCTCCTGCCGTATCGACCCTTGAAAGTGGGGTTCGTGGTATTTATTCAGGCGTTAAGCTTTTGTCGGACGACAAGGAATTCAAAACCCGAGACCTTAAAGATGGCATGACCCTATTGGGGCTCGTGGCTTCTGGAGCAACAGGCAGGACTATTCCCCTAGGCGGCTTCCAAAAGCCTGTTGGTTACTTAAAGGACGTTGTGTCGGGTGACGCTGAGCCTGAAGGGCCTGTCGATTTTACTCAAGGACTGATTACAGGAAAGCAAAGTAAGTGATTAAATGAAAGGCATGAGGTTTTTTAAATGACGATAGGAAGTATAAGCAGGGCCGATTATGTCGGCAATGGAACCTTAGACGAATACCAATTCGGTTATAAGATTTTTAATAAAGAACACCTTCGGGTTGTTGTTCGAAATACTGCGGACGCTGATTCCGTGGACACCGAACTCGTTCTTGATACCGACTTCGAAGTCTCTGACGCTTCGGTAAACAACCCCGACGGCGGAACGATAACTTTGCTCGACGCGAATCAAGCTTGGCTTAACGTATCTAATTTTCTTGCAACAGGTTGGTCTCTCGCAATTATCCGAGAAGTCCCACTGGAGCAAGCGACTGATATTAAAAATCAAGGCGCTTTTTATCCAAAGATTCATGAAGACGCTTTTGATTATTCCATGATGGCTCTGCTTCAGCAGCAAGCCAACCTCGACAGGGTGTTCCGATTGCCAGACTCTCTTGACCCAGACGATTACGATTTATTGTGGCCCTCAAACATGATTGATAATCCTGGCTCGATGTTCATTGTCAACGCTGCCGGAACTGGACTTGAGCTTGGGCCGAACGCAAGTGACATCAATGCGGCTCAAGCAAATGCGACTGCCGCTGCGGCAAGTGCCGCTGCTGCTCTCGCAAGTCAAAGTGCTGCTGCTGCGAGCGCGACTGCTGCTGCAACAAGCGCAACCAATGCCGCTGCAAGCGCTGCTGCCGCTGCCGCAAGCGCTGGAATAACTTTAAGTGATACGGCTTTTGCTGCCACATGGAACGGAGTTACAACTGTTGCTCCTTCGAAAAATGCCGTTTACGATGCTTTCATTTTACATATGGCTCGTTGGAGAAGCATTCTGTCGGTTGCTGGAACTCACACAGCAGCGCAGGTTGCTGGAACGTACTCCATTCCATACGGCGGAAACGCCATTGTCGCAAACGGCGTCGGCTCCTTGTATCCAATAGGACTTGTCGCAATCAACTCAACTGAGTTTGCGGCCATGCTTGGACTTGCTGCAAAGTTCAGAGTTCGAATTGCCATCAACTGTAACGATGTTGCGGCGACTGGAAACTTTACCTGGGGGTTGTATCCCGTCACTCGCCCAGCAACATCGGGCGGCGTGGGCGTGAATATTTTCACACTTGGAACCGTTGTCGCTGGTTCAACGACTGCCATTTCGGGTATCGCGGCGGACTACGCAAATGAAATATCTTCTTCAGATATTACGCTTCCTGCCAACGGAATTTATTGTTTAGGACTTGTAACGACCGCAACCATTCCAGCTTCGTGTCACCTTCACATGGCCGCGTGGTTAGATGTTAAATACGCATAGGAGAAATTATGAAAAAAAATAAACTATTTTTATCACTCACACTTTTGGCGACCATGTTCGCTGGGGCCACGACCACGGTCTATCCTGATATTTCAGGAGTGAATCAAGGGGGAAGCGGAAGCACCTCTCCGCTTACAACAAAGGGAGACGTGTGGACATATAGCTCTGTCGACGCAAGACTTCCTGTCGGAACCAATGGACAGGTTCTCACCGCAGATAGCGCGCAAACTCTCGGAGTAAAGTGGGCGACCGCTGCTGGAACAGGTGACGCTCTTGTTGCGAACCCGCTCTCTCAGTTTGCGGCGACAACCTCGCTTCAATTAAAAAATACCTTAAGCGACGAGACTGGCTCGGGCGCTGCATGTTTTGCAACATCGCCAACGCTCGTAACTCCTATTCTTGGAACGCCAACTTCGGGGACTCTCACCAACGCGACTGGTTTACCTATTGCGACTGGAGTGTCGGGACTTGGAACTGGCGTTGCGACTGCGCTCGCGACTCCGTCTTCTGCGAATTTAATTACTGCGGTCACGGATGAAACTGGAACAGGCTCTTTAGTTTTTTCAACTTCTCCGACTTTCGTAACCCCGATACTTGGAACGCCCACCTCGGGAACTTTAACGAATGCGACTGGCCTTCCACTCTCAACTGGAGTAACTGGCAACCTTCCTGTAACAAATTTAAACAGCGGAACTGCGGCAACGGCATCCACGTTTTGGCGTGGTGACGGAACGTGGGCCGCACCCTCTGGCGGCGGAGACGCTCTCGTTGCTAATCCGCTTTCGCAATTTGCTGCGACAACTTCGTTGCAATTAAAAAATACTATATCCGACGAGACTGGAACCGGCGCTGCCGTATTCGCCACGTCACCCACTTTTGTAACTCCTATTTTGGGAACCCCCACTTCGGGAACTTTGACAAACGCAACGGGCTTGCCGCTATCAACTGGTGTAACAGGAAATCTCCCTGTCACAAATTTAAATTCAGGCACAAGCGCAACCTCTTCGACATTTTGGCGCGGCGATGGAACCTGGGCAACCCCTGCCGGCGGCGGTTCAGCTGCTTTAACCTCTACCTATGTGGGTTATGGCGATGGCTCTAACGTTTTAACGGGAACTTCTGATTTTGTTTACGATACAACAAATAAAAGACTCAAGATTAACGGAGGCAACGCTATCGCATCGTATTTGCAGTTTTTTGCGGGAACAAGCACAGGGACAACCGCTACCGATGGCGTGATAGTGGGGAATACCGGCGGAACTGATTTTGTTATACAAAACCAAGAGACTGGCGGCTCTATAGATTTAACTTCTCCTGGTGGGGTTAAAGTTCGCGTCAGTAATTCCCAAACACAATTATACAGCAACGATTTCAGTAAACAAATCGGAATAACAAACTCAGGCATTAGATTTACGAATGGCACCACAGTTGATGGTAATTTTACATCGGCAGGCTTAGGGATTAACGAGCTAACTCCGACATCTCTGTTACATATTGATGCGGCCACTACTGGGGCTAAGGCAAACATGGCGCAATTTACCCATTCGACGACAAGCGGAGAAACGTCAACCGATGGGGTAATAATGGGATACCCTTCAGCATCGAGTACTAACTGGAGAATGACTCAACAAGAGTCAGCAAATTTAGATTTTTATATTGGATCTACTACCGCGATTTCAATGCAGGCAGCGGCGCTGTATCTTAACGACCCGGGCAATTCTGGTAATTACATTAGAATAAATAGTGCAGGTGTAGGTGTTGGCTTGGGCGTTGGGTCTATTTCAGCCAATGTTCATGTCAAAGCCGGTTCAGCTACAGCCGGAACATCTCCATTAAAGTTTGATTCGGGAACAATAAACACAACCGCTGAAGCCGGTAGTCACGAATATAACGGAACCCACTTCCAAACTAAAGCAAGTAATGTTCGCTATGCGACTGGCGGAACTTTAACAGAAGGATTTGCCGATGCCGGAAATACAACGACGAGTGAAACTGACCTTTACACTTACACAACACCCGCCAGCACGCTCGACGTTAACGGCCATAGTGTTCGCGCAAGATATGCGGGTACAGTAGTCAACTCAACTTCTACAAAACAGGTAAAAGTTTATTTTGGGGGGACTGTAGTTTTTGATTCTACAGCACTCGCTACAACCGCTGCGGCGTCATGGGACGTTGATGTTATATGTATTCGAGTTAGCTCAACCGTTGTCCGGTGCTCAACGACAATGAACGCAAGTGGGGGCTTAGCCTTAGCGGCTAATGCGGGTTACACCGAAGTAACCGGCCTAACTTTGACCAATACAAACATTTTAAAAATTACGGGAACTGCGGCAGGCGCGGGAGCCGCAACAAACGATATTGTTGGTAAACTTAACAAGGTCGTTTTTGAAGGAAACAACTAATGGAAAATAATTATGATTACGACTTGCGGACTTTAATTATTTCGCAAGTGGGGCTTTGGCCATGTATCGAACAAGCCAACCCCATAGCGTAACGATGATTGGTTGCAACCAAGCGTAGTGAGCAATGAAATCTTGGACTCCTTGAATGAAGGCGAGAGGTGCTATCGCGGCGCTCATAAGGATGCCTTTGCTTTTGTAAAACTTTTTTGGGGTTACTTCGATGCTTTGATTTTCCATGCTGATAGGCTATCTTTCGAATGACGCGCTAATAAAGACGCGGTGCTTTAATCTGTTTGTTCTGAGTCAAAATAAGTTACCCTTAAACAGTGGAACAATATCAAATGATACTGGCAATAGCGGGGGCGATGGCTTCCTTCTTCGCTTTCATTGGGGCCATTCTTTTGGCGATAGTCGGTTATTTTATTAAAAATTTTCACACTGAATATAAGACGGATAAAATAACTGAAAAGCTAAAGGACAAAGAGATCGACAATAGGATGGATAAGATAATTGAAAATTTTGCGTTAAAAATTGAAAGTATCGTTGAGAAAATAAGCGACAAGATTAATCAACTTCCCAAGGGCAGTGACAATCTGACGCAAGTAATCATGCAAATGGAGCGAGACGTTAACAAACGAATTGATGAGCACTCTCAACGCATCCAAAATAATTACACTCGCATCGAGACCGTCGCTGAAAGGCTTCACGATTTAACGAACGCCCAGGCGGGGCCACACTTACGCGATCAAATGGAAAAACGGCGCGTTGAAAAACTTGCAGAGTCCGAAGAAACTCCTTAAGCTTTATTAAAAAGATAGAGGAGAAATCATGAGAAAAATGTTTTTACTGGTTCCATTGTTGGCGAGCCTTGCCTTTGCGGCAGACCCTTGCCGCGTGCCAATTTACAATCGGGGAATTCCCCCGCAGTCGTTCATTGATGAAGTTGTTAAAACGACCAAGGCAGCGCCGGACGTTGTCGTTGCAGTAAACTCTAACAACGATATCTATTCGCTCGTAAAGCCAAAGCTCGCTCCAAACGGTTGGCGTTCCTTAGCTCATCGGCGTGCGGCCATGGCCACGGTTATGATTACGCTCGGAGCGTATGAGTCCAGCTATGATTTCACCGAGGGGGTTGACGTATCCAATCCGTCGTCGCTCGTGAATAAATGCAGCGAAGAAGCTGGAGCATTTCAAACGTCCGCAAATTCCATGTCATTTTCCAGCACCTTGTCGGATTTTTTTAACGATAATTGTAAGGACTTTCGAGCGAACCAAGCGAACGCTTGTATGGCTTGGGTTGCTTGCACGAAATCACCCAGTAAAAAGTCCTTCCAAATAGAATTCACTGAACGCCTGCTTCGTTACACGACGCGGCACCATGGCCCACTTATTCGTAAGTCGGATGTTTACAATCACCTAAGCGTGGCTTGTATGAAAGACTTGGAGAAACAATTTTAATTATGGAAACTTTAAAAAAAGGTTCATCTGGAAAAGAAGTCGTTAAGGTTCAGTCCCAATTAATAAAGCTTGGTTGGCTCGTTGGCAGTGCTGATGGAATGTTTGGGCCGATAACAGAAAAAGCGGTAATAGATTTTCAAAAGAAAAACGGCCTCGTTGTTGACGGCAAGGTCGGGCCTATAACTTACGGTGCGTTGTTTGCTGGAAGTATTCCAATCGAGCAAGGCCCCGCAGAAGGGTTTCCAAAGATTCCTTCGTCAACCGCTGAAGCCAAAAAGATATTCGGGGCCACGCAATCGGTAGTTGAATCTCAGCTTGCTTTTTGTGAGGTTCCAGACGCGCTCACTTGTTTCCCAAAGAAGAATGGGAAGCGTGGATTTACTTGTCACCGCCTTATGGTTCCAGTCTTCGGAGCGTTCTTTCGTGACGTGGTCGCCGAAGGTTTGGCCAGTAAGATTTATTCATATGATGGATGCTTTAACTGGAGACAGATTAGCGGCTCAAGTAATTTAAGTAATCACTCCTTCGGAATAGCTATTGATATTAACTACGAAGGAAACGAGCTTGGCGATTCAACTCCAGCAATGGACTTAAGGGTTGTTGCAATTGCGAATCGTTACAATTTATTTTGGGGCGGGAATTACCGTGGCCGAAAAGACGGAATGCATTTCGAATATTATCGTTACAGTTAAGGAAACATTTGAGAGCCGACATCAGAATATATTGAAGCGCAATAGGTGTCGGCCCCAATCAAGAATTCATAATCGTCGTGCAGCGATAAATATTTATTTAATTTAATTTCTGTTTTGCGGAATGGCCAAGTGCCGGTCGTAACTTCTTTAAGTTGACAAAGGCCGCGAGCCGTTGGGCATGGAACGAACCTCTCTCCGCGCACGTTGCAGATAAACTTCAAGTCACGCAATAGCTTTCGGACATCGTTCGAGTTGAAATCGAATTCTGAGATGTCATAACTTATGCAATCGTTTGTGTTTTTTTTTCGCTCAGAGCAGCGCTTATTTGTGAGCTTGTCTTGATAGCCTGCACGCGGACGGAGCACGAGTTCTTTGGTGGGGCCACGCTCATAAATTTTTCCAGTCGAGCAGGCGGATAAGCCCAAGAGTAATACAATTGTATTTCTCATGTTTGCTTTTGGGCCAGAGCGAGGTCTCGCTGCATGGCTTCCATCAGGAGTTTCTTTTCTTTCATGAGGGCGACGAACTCTAAGTCGTCACGATTGTCGGTGTTATCCATGAACGCTGCGTTGGCAATGTTCAATTTTCTTTCGACCACAATTAATTGGTCGGAGTGTTCTCTGAGTTTTTTAATCAGAGACTTCTCCGCGAACGGAGTAAGAAGTTCGATAAGGCTCCCGACAATCGTTAACCACATAAATTATTTCGCCTTGATAATTTTGAAGACAGAGATTACAACTTGCAATCCTTCTTCAATGTAAATTTTCATTTTGCCTTCTTCGAGAACAACGCCGCTCAAGAGCGTCGCTGCAATAGAAGAAATCTCAGCAGCGTCGAGGTCTTTAATTTCTGTTCCAACTGCGGCGAAATTCTCAAGTGCTGGGCCAAGCTTTCCGAATACAGGAAGCAGGTATCCAATATCAGCAGCGTCCCACTTGCCATCTTTGCGAGCAGCGATAAAGCCTTTCACAACTTCAGAGACTAGCTCTGCGACTTCTTTGGTTTCTTTGATTCCAATGTTTGCGGCTTCTTCTTTTGTCATATTTGTCATAGGTAATTCCTTCTTTCTTTATAAGTTTATAACAGGTTAACTCTTTTTTACTGGGTCAATTTTCATGTTCTGATGCGGGTCGTTATCGGCCCCCGCGCAGATAGCTTTGGCCATGTCAAAAATCGGCAGGGCTTCCTTATGGGAATTGGCCCCGATGACCCGAACCTGGCCGACGTGCTCGTTCATTTGGGCAACGATAACTGCCATGACGAAGCCGTCTTCTTTGAGGGTCTCTGCGAATTCTTTCAGCAGTTTAATTTTGGCAGCAGCTTTTTCCATTGCCTTATTTTGAGCGTCACTCATATGGGGTTCCTTTAGTGTGGCATGTGAGTTTCAATTTCTGAAATCTCAAATAGTGCCTTCTCAACGTAAAATACTTTTTCCATTTTATCGCGAAGCTTGTTGTATTCTTGCTCGACGGCAGAAGCTTCGGATTGCTCGTCCGCTTCTTCGTCTTTGCAACCGTCGACGTAAAATTCAATGACTATTTTTCGGTTCATGGTTGCGTCTTCGGAGAAGTTCCCTTCCACTCGCAAACCATATCAGACAATGTCTTATGCTCTGTCATAAGAATGGCGCTTGTTTCTTGCGCTTGCTTCATGAGGTCGCGACCCTGTCTTTGGTTCTCAAGCATAGCGTCGCTGGCTTTGCGTGCGTTGTCGTAAGCTTCATTGGCCTTGAGCATTTGGTCGCAAATGTTTTTTGGCGGCAGGGCGCCAGGCATTTGAGTTACGTTGTTTGGTGCAGCAGCAAGCGTTTCTCCGATTGGGGTCTGCTCTCCTGTTACCGCTTCTTCTGGTTTATTTGGATGTTGCATTGACGGTCTCCCAACCCTCGACGAATTCGTCGTGTAATCTGAATACTTGAATCACAGTTCCCTTGCACTTTGTTAAAAGCTTAAGTGCCACCCTGACTTCATCTCGATTCATAAAATAATCATAACTTTTCTTGCCGCCTTGAATCGCAACGACAAGCCAGTTCGCGACTTTAGCGCGAGGTTCTTTTCCATATTTCTTTCTTATTAATTTCTGTTTCATTTGTTTCTCCTCTAAACATTGTCCCAATCGCAGGACAAAATATCCGCGTGACTTGCCGTCCAAGGAACGAATGCTCCTTGCGCAGTCTTCATCATAATGTAAGGAAGGAATTTGCAGACCGTTCCAAGTTGGATGCCAGTCGCCTTCGCAGTGTTGGCGTTAATCGCGATGCCGTCAGGATATCCTTCTTGCAAAACGATGAACATTCCATTGCCATTCCAACCCGAGCGCGCAACCTTCTTGCCCGCCTTGAGTTCTCTCAGTGCCCATTCAAAATTTAACTCTCCCACTTAATAACCCCTTTCATAGATACAACAAAAGCCATATGGCCAAAACGACCAAGGCCAAAAGTTCCAACTGAGCCCAATCATGTGCAGTCATCGTGTAAAATTCTTTCGATGATTGCTATTTTTTCCGCGAGCATGTTGGCGAAACTCCAATCACTTTTGTTTCGCCAAGCTGTTACGAACTTTTTTAAATGGTCTAAGTATTCGTAACCGTCCGAGCGTTCTTCGTCCGTGTGATTCATGCCGATACATTCACGCAGGTATTCCGCTTCGATAGGAAGGTCGCAAAGAAATTGCATTCCGTGAATTTTAATTGGGGCTTGGTTCTGCATAATCTTTCCCCTCAATAATCACTTCGCTTGAACTGCACTGCGGACAAACCACGATTCGTTCCTTATCAATCCAAGTATGGCCGCAAGTCTGGCACTTATGTTCAACGCCCTGCACTTTTTCCCCTCGGTTTTTGTTCAACTTTTTTTTCGTAAGCAGAGATATCTCTACGACGATAAACAACCTTGCCGCCTTTATGCGGTTCGAGCTTAAGATACTTAGGCCCCTTGCCGTCGGTTCTCCAGTCTTCAAGGGTGCGCGGAGTTGTTGCCCACCTAACGGCGAGTTCCAAAGGTGTCATGTGAATGCGCTTATCGAACGTGGCTTTTTTCATAGGGGAATTTCGGCTTCCTCATTCTGGTTTGGCGGACTTACAACTTCAGCGTCTTCGACTTGTTCTTCTGTTCCCATGGCTTTTGATAACCGTGATGATTTTGTTTTTGGTTCTGGCTTAGGTGCGGTCGCTGGAGCTTCTTGGTTTAAGTCGTAAATGTCGCTGTCTCTTTCAACTACTCCATCCAAGTCAGTGCTTGATGGAACTTTATATTTTAACAATCTGCGAAGCGCGCTCTTACGTTTCATCTCTCCTCGGAACGGCCCCTTCCAAGGCCCAGTCTTAGCTTTAGAAGAAGCTTCAATGGCGTTCATTTGTTCCTCGTCAACTTCTTCTAAGAAAAAGCCGCCGTCTTTTGTAATGGCATATGCGTAAGTGAGAACAGGGGCGCCCCTGTTTTTGATGGCTTTTTTGTGTTTAAAGTGTGGGCCTTTTTCGTCAACCCATGATTCATAAAAATCATTTTCAAAAACCTCTATGGCGTCAAGGTTTTGAATCTCTCCGCTATTTCTGGCCTTCTTGCATATGCCGCCTATCATTGGAAGGTATTTGGCTTGGCCGCCATATGAATTTATTGTTGCTTCTCTGCCGTCTGGAAGGAGTCCGTCTTGAGCGCACTTCATCATTTCACCATACAGGCTCCTTCGGTCGCATTGAGCAAGGTCTGGGCGAAGCTGAACAAGGGTTTGAAGTACGCGAGTAAATTTAGCAATTGGAATATGCTCTGGTAAGGCCGCTGCAAATTGACTTTCCATTTTTACTATTGCTGATTTTACTTCATCAATCGGCGCAATGGCTCGTGATTTTTTTTCTTCTGAATTATTTTCGGTCATTTCTTTTTCTCCAATTTTTTAAATAAATATTACGACAGGTTTTACAACGACGAAACCCTGTTGATTCAATGGTTAAGTTTGAGCCAGACAACTCGTGCCCATTCTTGCAAAGTTTTTTGTTAGCGTTTTGATTTTTGCATCGACCACGCTCGACCATATCTTGAATGTTTTGAGGCTGGCTTCCAAGTTTTAAATGCTCTGGGTTTATGCACGACGGATTGTCGCAGGTATGACGAACAACTTTTCCCTTTGGAATTGGGCCAACAAAAAACATGTAAGAAACCCTATGAGCATAAAGGCGTTTTTCTTTTCGAGTTCCCAAT